ATTCTGTTGTGCGCGATTCACCATCGCATCCAGATACGGGTTTGTCTGCCCGCCTTGGATGTTTTGCTGCAATGCCTGCTCTGCTGCGCTGAGCGTTTGCGATCCGCCCAAAGCACGGTTTTGCACCGCTTGTATACCTTGCTGCTGCGCTTGGCTCAAATCTGCGAATCTATCTCCCGTATAAGGCGTATACGCCCGATTTGAAAGATTTATCGCGTCTTGTGCATACTTGCTCGCCAGAGGTTTCAATTCCTCCGGGATATTCTGCACCGTTGTGGAAGTTCCACCACCGCCGCCGCCACCGCTCATACCAACACCTCCAAAATCTGATAGACCGGTGCAAATTGACACCGCATCGAATACAGTCTGGCCTGTGCTGGCTTCGCCGCGCACCTAACCCGAGAGCATCCCAACTGTTTCGCCATATCTTTAATGGCGATAAAGAATTGCTCAAAGTTTCCATGTGGTGCTACTAGATCAGTGATAAACAGCACCCGCACGTTAGGAAGTTGATCTACCCGAACAACTCCCCACCCTTTGATTGTATCCCCATTCATCATTTTGACTAGAGTTCTTTCGCCCCTGCTCAAAATCATCTTTAATTGATCGGCTGTTATTTCCCCGCCCGATGTTTCACACGCTTTTGCCAAATCGCTTGCACCCTCTGCCCAAGCAAAGTCAATCATATGCGAAGGGATTGGGATTAACTGCATTGTTAATTTCCGGTCAAAACACGGCATTGCAAAAATGTACCCGGAGTGCCAGCAGTAACGCAAATCCACCCAAGAATGACGTATTTTGAAGATGCAACACCCAATTCGCTAGGCGCACTGTTTTTTATGAAATCACCGACAGCATAAGCGCCATCAGTTGGGGCCGCAGTTGCAGCATTGTAATTGGCAAATGCTCGCCCTTCAGACAAGGCATTTATCTGAATTGCATGGTCTCGCAATTCCCGCTGTAGATCGGGGTCTTTTACCGCAACCCGAGGCGATTGGTTAACTTTCATCGCATACCAGCCGGTTTGAGTTCGGGCATGATGCCTGTTACTTTCACGCTGCCGTTACATGTGATCGTCGCACGATGCCATCTGGCCGACCGCAGAACATCAAATTTGCCATCGTCAATAGTCCCAGATACACCGACAGAAGGGGTTTCCCCGCTGCTCATCTTGTGCAGCGTTTGAATGGTTGCATTGGTGCAATTGAAGCCCGTAGCGAATCGCAGCCTAACCTTTTTCAGCAGGGTAACGGCATCATCATCGCCAGCATCCCCGGTCGTGAATGAGCTTTGCCCCGGATCACCGGAGAGGGTTTGCAGTTGATTGGAACTGTTGAAAAATGACAGTGACGTACTGCCAGCAAGCCAAATAGGAGAGTCATACGACGCCTCTGGCAGCGTGTCATATGTCGCCCCCGCATCATCCCATGTGTCGTAAGTGAAGCCCGTTTGTACGTAGTTCAATGCCGACTGAATCTCACGATCAGCTTTGCCCCATTGTCCACTTTTCAGATGTACCACCAGCGCCGAATCAAGCGTATCCGACCCTGCGGATGGGTAGAAAATCCATACCCGGTTTTTTTGGCGCTCATAGACACATTGCGTTTTGAAAAGGTTGGCAGAATCCGAATTGTCGTAAAACCATTGGCGAACTTGTTTGTCACCGATCGGAGTGGGTCGCGTGCCGTCAAATATCCAGATGTTGTCCGGCCCGACAAAGAAATGCGCTCCATCAATATCACACAAGGCATCCTTGCCCACACACCCAGCCTCACCGCCCGCCACTAGTGTCCAATCCCAAATCACCGGAGGGCCTACATATTGGCCGAGGTAAATGGAGCGATTTTTATAAGCAATGGCGTATTCACCAAGCCGAAGTCCTGCGGTGAGTTCGCCGGGTGAGGCAACAAGTTGCCCAGATGCAGATTGTGTAGCTGTACTTTCCACCCAATCCGAAACATCAAAAGCCGCGCAACAATGCCAGCCGTTGGGTTTTTCTGCACCATCGTTCACGTTAAGCGCCATCACGAAAGAGCCGACAGAGAACACAACTTCTGCGCTTGGAGCGCCTGAAATATCCTCAAAAGGCCCTGTATTTGTGGAGAACTGTATGGTATCGGCGCGGTTCGCTGCAATTGTGGTGTCTCCAAATTGAGCGAAAGACCAGCGAGATTCCGCTCCGCCGTTGTAGTCGCCTCCTACTGTACGGGTTACATCAGTCCATACACCAGCCGACAACTCATAGAGATTTGTTTGCGTTCCTGCAATAACCCGACGCAGCCCATCAAGTTTGGTAACAACCGCAGCCCCTTCGCAGGAGTCAGCTAGAGCAGGTACATCGCTAGGCGTTTCAGCCGATGGCGCGGCCTCCATACCTGTCAGATACGGAATGAACTGGCTGCATTCAACCAGAATGCCGGGCGTATTGGATTCTGCGTCCGGGGTGAAGCCTTGCAGCGGTATCACGATGCTTTCACCTGTAGCGGGCCGGGAAACTTCCGGTCGTTGTTGTCGGTCTTGATCCGGGAGATTGCAGCCTCGTACATAGGCATATTCGTAGCCAGCGCGTCGTTGTCTTTGGTGTACCGCGCAGCCTGCACCAGAGAACCGTACAAGTACGCATCCGGATAGTTGGAAAGCAGACTGTTTGAGGTGTTGGAATTGCTCAAAGGCGTGAACTTGGCGTAATACGTCAGCACCACAGAACCGTCAGAGGCTGGGGCCATCTTGAAAGTGTCGTCGGTGATCGTGAACCAAGTGCCCGTGCCTTCTTCGTTGCTCTGCAAGTCGTAGCGATCAGGGGGAAGGTAGCGAAGCGGCCTTTTCGTATCGCCATCAAGGTAGGCTGAACGGTGCCCTTTGTAGTCAGCAGGCAGCGAAGCTACACCAGCCGTCACAGTCAGCGTGCTAGACGATTCAAACTGCAACAGCTTGCACCGAACCTGCATATCAGCTTCACAAAGCGTGATGAAGTCCGGAATTTTGGCAGTCAAGTCCGTGCGGTACATCCATGCCGCAATCTCGGTTTGCAAATTAGCGTATGTGTCTAGTGCCATGATTCGCTTTCATCAACACATTGAACCCGAATGTGTTGGCCTGAAAAGTCACCAACTCAAACCGGCTCATCAATTTAGGCAGCCACCAGCTAGAAGGCTTTTGGATCAAATGGGCATTTCTCCCATCTGAAAGCGTCTTTTTTGCTGGGCCAGTGTGAACTGTGACAAATGCGTATTCATTCGCCAGCATCATCAGGTCATCTAGCACATTATCCAAGAATTCCGGCTCTATGTGTTCCAGAACATCAATGCAAACAACCAAATCAGCGGATTCTTTTCGCTGGAACTCGTCAACCGCTGGGTCGTAGCCGATATATTCAACAGGAAAGGATGTCTCAAGAACCTTTGCCAGATTCTGCATTGATCCACACCCGTAATCAAGCAATGAGCGAACCTCTAGCCCATCGCACAAATCCGAGACTATTTCACCGTATTGGAGCGAGGCAGTTCCGTAGTTTCCCTTGGCATGGAGGGTTTTTTGCTCGGCCAGATAGTCAGACGAAATCAGCATTGCCACACCTTAGCTTGAGCATTGAACCAATCTGAGGCATGTTCGCATTGTTCGTAATTCTTGAATGCCGGAATGCCTGCTGTGTAGTGCAGCAATTTGGCCTCTGGATTTTCTCCATACTCTTGACACAACCAATTCCATTCAATCGGCAATTCGCCCACTGCATGAGGCTCTAGGAACTGGAAACGATGCAAGAAAGCCCCTGCAATTGTCTCTACTATGGGCGGTGTGATTTGCCTCCATCCGTAATGCTGGCAATTGATAATCATCACGCTTGACCAATTTTTGCATGGATAGTCGGCATTGTCCGATTCCATGTCTGTCCCTACGTATTTGCGGGGATGCTTGGTCTTGTATTGGTGTTTGACCACTTGCACCGCTTTGAATGGGTCGCGCATGGCCCACAGCTTCGCAATGTCGTCTTTCGCAATCATGTCCGCCCCGTCCACAAACAAGGCAAAGCCAGAATAGCCTTGCAGATAGGGGATCAGAAAGCGGGAATAGATGAACGCGTTTGTTCCGTCACGCTGGCCGCCTGAATAGACCTTCTGAACAGACTTCAGCGATAGCGGAGAAATCGTCACCGGCTCGGTGCAATGCTCAATAACAGATGCACAGAAGGCGTGATAACCCACCGCCTCCCGGTCATCGTACCCGGCATAGAGCCTAATCATTTCTTCAGGCATTTGCCAGCAGCCTTGCACTTTGCGGGGGACTTGCATCCGGGGCAGGGTTTGAACGATTTGGCAGGCTTGACAGGAATGATTCCGCGCATAGCTTTTCCTTCAATCGGTTGATGGTTGACGCCCAAGTTTCGCCCTTGCGTTGCTTGAACAATTCCGCAGTTCCGTACCAAGGCATTGTATCGCCCGCGTATGTCCAGATGGTCTTTTCTGGCACCAGAATAACAGATGGAACCCCAAGCCCACCGGCCAGATGATGCACTGAGGTATGCACCCCAATCACCAAGTCTAGTTCCGCTACCAGCGCCGCCGTGTCGTCGTAATCGTCAGTCAGGCACGCACGCTTGAAATGTCGAATGGGCAATCCACTGGCATTTATTTCATTTGTTGGGTCTTTGTATTGCAATGACACAAAATCAGCGTCTATTGCATCAAATATTGGAGCAAACGCCGATAACCCGATCTGGCGGGCTTCAGGGTGATTGTGCTGCGAACCGCCCGACCATGCAAGCCCAATCTTCGGACGATTGCCCCAAGAATCCATCAACGCGCGCCATTGAATGCTGCGCTCTGGATCGGCCTTTAGGTATGGTTTGCGCGGGAATGCGTCAATTGAGCGCCTGAAGAATTCCGGCAGTCTGCCAACGGGGCAAGACGCATCAATATGCATATGCTCAGGCCATTGGATTTCCTGATGACGGCGCGTACCATGCACTTCAGCAAATGGGAAAGAGCGGCGAAACAACCCCTCTAGCCTCGGGTCGCATTCAACAACCAATCGGTCGCATCGGGATTTGGCATCCTCAAGGCAGGAGGCGTACATGATTTCGTCGCCCAGCCCTTGTTCGCCATAGGCCACCAGCGTCTGCACTTGCTGGCCTTCCCACATCGGTTCATCTTGAAACTGAACCTGTTTGCGGAACTTGCCGCCAATGGAATACTTGGCCTCATCCCAGCCGGTGAAGTCGCCTAGAGCTAGTTTCGCCATGCCTTTAGTGGTCATGGCTGACCGACCATCAGGCTTGATGTCTAGCGCCTTTTGCGCCCATTCCAAGGCCTGTTTGTGATTCTGCTCGTTCAGGTAGCACATGGCTACGTTTGCAGCCGATGCGCTGCCATGAT